GCGGGCAGCAGACGCACCTTGTTGCCGATGTCGTACAGGGCGGTGATCTTGCGGAGGCCCGCAGTGATCGACGTGAGCGCCACCGACGCCACCCCAGGGGTGCACGTGTACGTGGTGGTCGCCTCCAGCCACGGCCAGTCCTGACGGGTGCAGATGCGGTTGTAGCCCTCGTTCAGCCACGAGGTGATCTGCGTGTCAGACAGCGAGGTGCTGTCCAGCAGCGTGGCCGTGCGGATCATGGTGATGAGGTCGTCGCCGTGCAGTGCCATACGCTACTTCTTGTCTCGCTGCCGCTTGTGCCCGACACACAAGGGGTCGTTCTTCACGTGCAAAGCGGTGCAGCGGGCCCCGTCAGCAGTGTGCCCTTTGCACCGCGGATCAACAGTGGGAAGACCAGAAGGGGCGGGAACACCAGCCTCCCGCACCCCCACCTCCCTGCGGCCACCATAGCCCCGTTCGGGCTGGCCGCCATACGCGTTCTGGTGCACCGTTCCCTCCAGGTCGGAGGGCGGGGGGCGCCCTTGCGCGCCCCCCGTCCCTCAGCGGTCACGCTCAGGTGTTGCTCAGAGCCGTCGCGGCAGCCTGCCGCTTCAGGTTCGAGAACACCAGGTTGCCGTAGCAGCGGATGTGCTTGTACTGCACGTCGGCGTTCGTCGGCACCAGCCAGTCGGACACCTTGAACCAGACGTTCGGCATCCGCGCCAGGGTGATGTACCTGCTGTTGAGGAAGTTCATCGCCCCCGTGGTGCAGTAGGTGTCGAACGTCATCGGGGCGCCCTTGAACATGAGCGACTGGAAGCCCGCGTCGGCCATCTTCGGGTCGAGGAAGCGGGCGTTGTCGTCGATCAGGTTCTCGTACGCCTCGAACGCGGCCATCGTGGTAAAGATGCCGTCGGGATGGTCGTTGCCGCTGGACGCGCTGTTGTACAGGCGCCGCATGGTCGCCAGGCTCAGAGCCTCCGAGTCGGTGTCCAGGGTCGGCCTCCACCAGGAGTACGAGCCCTGGGCGATGTCGCCGACCGTGTTCGACGCCGACATGACGGTGACCAGGCCGAGCCACGACTTGGACGAGTCCGTGCCCGTGAACAGCAACTCGTCCAGGTTCTCACTGATGGTGAGCTCCAACTGCTTCAGGCGGGCGTCCACCAGGGAGAGCAGCGCCTGCTTGCCGCTGTTCTTCTCCAGTTCGATGCCCGTGAAGTGGACGAGGCCGTAGTACTGGCGGAACTCGTACTCGGCCGCCGAGATGCCCGTCATCGCAGCAGTAGCGAACGTGTCGGCGTCCGCGTACACACCCGCGTTCGGGTTCTCAGCGTACAGCAGCGGCTGCACGATCTTGGTGCCAGAGAAGGGCTTCACACGCCCCTTCGACTGGAGCCAGAAGAGCAGCGGCTTCGAGGTGAAGATGTTGTCCTGCAACGTCGGGATGTAGTTGGCGATGGTGGTCGCCAACAGGCCCGACGTGCCGTAGGTCGTCAGAGCAGCCATGTTGTTGGACCCTCCAGGGGTTCTAGGTGGAGGCGGCCTGGCCCCGAATCTCTTCGATGGCCATGTTCATGGCCTCTTCCACCGACTTCGCTTTCCTTGCAGGAGCGTCCGTGGACGGTGCACGTACGGAAGGCCGCGAAGGTGCGGCCGCCGAGGCGGTGTCCCTGGCCTGACGTGACTGCTCGATTCGACGCAGCATGCCCTCGGTGACCAACTCCAGGTCGGTGGCCCCCGCATCGCTCGCCCTCTTCAGAATGGCGAGACGGTCCTGGGGCCCCAACTTGATCCCGAACTTGCCTTCGATGCGGGCGAACTCGCCATCGACCTTGCGGCCGAGTGCGGCTGCCTGCGCCTCCAGCACCGCAGGATGCTTGGCCACTTCCTGCGCGACCCGCTGCTCCACTTGGGCTTCGACCTCGGCGCGGCTGGGAGGCGGCTGCCAGTCGATCCTGGCCTGCCTGACCTTACCCTCGATGTCGGCCTCCGTGACCAGACCCATTCTCACCGCAAGAGCGGCCGCCGTCCCCGCAGGGTCGGCTTCAAGGGCCTGCATCAGTTTGGCCGCAGCGCCGCGCTCTGCCTCGAAAGCCTTCCGATCTTCGGCGAGCCGCTGCGTCTTCCTCGTGTAGTCGGCCTGGCGGAGATACCCGTCACGCATCTCCGACAGGGGCACTTCCCCGTCGAACCCTGGCAGACTCGTCTTCGCGTTCCAGTCGATCTGCCCTGGCGATTGGGCCTCATCGGCCTTCATCAGGTCAGCGAACGGAGACGGCTCTTCTACCTCGGGCGCCTTGTCTTCCTGCTGGGCTTGCTCCGCGGGCGCAGATTCGGCATCCTCAGCGCCTTCGACCCCGAAGATGTCGTCGTCGGGTTCGACGAACGACTCGGCAATCGCGGCGGCACCGAGTGCCTCTTCCAGGCTTGGGAGTCCCTGGGGAGTCGGCATCGTTGCTTGTTCTCCTATCCTGTAGCGCGAAACGTCAAGAGACGGGCGGCATCATGCCGCTCGTCATCGGGCTCGGTGGCATCACTGGCGGGGTGGCCGCCGCTACGTTCGGCGCCCCCGCTTGCAGTGCGGGCGACCCGCCAGGATACCCTGGCCCCATGGCAGGGGTACCTGGCTGGGATTCGGCGGCACCGAGCACGGCGTCAATGTCGTCCACGCCCGCTGCCTCCAGCCACAACTCGACGATTTTCCGCAGGTTCACCTGCACACCCTGCATGGCCAGCACCTGCTGGGCCTGCATGAAGATCGTCAACATCTCCTTGTACTTCTGCTCACGCAGCACAGGGTTCCGCAGTTCGGTCGAACCCTGCTCGACGAACACCTCGTAGGTGCCCTCGAACAGGTCCGCGGACGGGGTGAGCACCGCACCCAACAGTTGGGAGGGGTCTTCCTGGCCGCCCTCAGCGGCACGCACCGCCTGCGCGTCCTTGCCTGTGAGGATCAGGCTCATCTCGTCTGCGTCGGTCAGCGGGTAGACGGCGGCGGCAGTGTCGAGCATCAGTTGGCCGACCTGGCGTGCGGCCGCTTCGATGAGCCGCAGCTTCTGGGCGGTCTTCACGTTCGTCGCACCCTCGATGATCGTCGCCTCGGTGGCGGTGCGGCGAATGTCGGGGGTGGCGCCACGCAGATACTCGTTCACCCCTGTGATCTCGTACACGTCGCCCTTGATGATCTGGTCGATCTGGTACACGTCGGCGGTCAGGTTCGGCACCTGCAACGGCACCACCATGTCGTTGAGCAACTGGTCGCCGTCCACCTCAACCACCGCGTTCACCTCAGCGGACTTCAGGGCGTCACGTGCCTTCGCGTCCAAGCTGCCACGGCGGGCCGCCCACTTCTGGGCGTTCCGCATGCGATGCTCGACCATCTGGGTGCGGGTCTTGTTCAACTCGTCCTGCAGCGGCTGAATCTGCTCCAACTCGCCCATGTGGTAGGGGCAGTTGGGGATGATGTGGTTGGCGATGGCGACGATCGGACAGTCGATGCCCTCCACCACCTGCAAGGGCAGATCGGCCTGTTCGGTGAAGGTGACCAGGATGCGTGAGGGGATGTCGTAGAACTCGTAGATGGCCACCATCTGGTCACGGTCATCGCCCGTGTCCAAGCTGAGGCCCGAGTCGGTGCCGCCAACATCCTGGCCACGGTCGTCGAAAGCGGACAGTTCCGCCGTGTTCTTGTACCGTCGGTCCTCCTGCAGGTCGGCCACCGACTTGAAGGTGCGGACCACCACGTACCGTGCGTTGTGCAGGCCGTCCGAATCAGGGTCGATCCACACGTCACGTGGGTCGAGCCGATCGACCCACAGGTTGGCCACCACCGCATCAGCGGTGGACCCTGGCTTCCACACCTTGTCCAGCGTGTAGGACACCTTCAGGTAGCCGTCGCCGACGAGCAGGTAGTCGAAGGAGGCGCGGCGCAGATGCTGGTTGCCCGACACACGGTTCGACCGCCAGATGCGGTTGATGAGCGCCTGGAGCAGACGGGCGTTCCGTGGGTCCGCCCTGCCGCCGTAGGGTTCGACGATGAACGACGGATCGGAGCCTGTGATGTACGGGAGGATCGTGTTGATGGTGGAGAACGACACGTTGACGGTGACCTGATCCCCTTCGGGGGTGATCTGGTCGCCCTTCAGCGCCCACTGGCGGCCGTTCCACTGCTGCTCCGAGGTCACCCATGCCTGCTCACGGTGGGAGCGGCGGTACTCTTTCGCATGGGCGGTCAGGGTCTTGGCGCGGACGACGAGCGCCTCGTTCTTCGCCGTCCGCGGGATGCGCTCTTTGGGCTTGCCGATGGCTGCTGGCATGTCAGGTCTTCTTCCAGTGGGCGGTCGCGTAGTCGGCGGGTCGGGCCAACTCGCGTCCCTCCGCTCTCGCCGACGCGATCACGCTGCGTTCGATGTCACGTGAAGAGATGCCCGACTCTCTCTCGGCTTGCAGGCGAGCGATCTTCACGTTGGGCACCTGGCCCCGCAGGGCTGCCAGACGGTCACGGTAGGCCGTCTGGCAGTCCCCGCAGGTAGCGCCAGGGCGCCACTCGTCCTGATGGACGAGGACACCCTGGTGCTCTTCCACCTCCGCTGTGTCGATCATGGTCAGGTGGCGTCCACCTGGGTTTCGGACGACCACAGGGCCGTGCCGTCCGCGTTGTAACCCAGCGTGTTCACGGGCGGCCCGCCGTATTCCTCGAAGTCGGGCATGCCCGACGTGCCGTTCACGGCGGTCAGCGCCGCATCGTACGTCTCGGGCCCCCAGATGCGGAAGATGGTGGCCGCGTCGGCGATCACCGCTTCGGGGCTGTTGTTCTGGGCCCGCTGCACCGTGATGCGGTTCGTGCTGATCGACTTGACCTGCAGCACCTCGGTGCCGCTCGTGCCGATCTTGTAGAAGCACTCGTCCACCAGCAGAGGGCCGCTGGACACGTCGAACTGGGTGGTCGCCTCGTCGATGTACTGGGTGACCGTGGCGTTGTCCGCATGCACGGCCGCCGTGGTGCCGTCGTACCCGCGGGTGACCTTCACGATGTCGTTCGTGCCGTCGATCGTGGTGCAGTCCACGTCCATCTGCTCGGTGCCGCAGATGATCCGCAGTTCACCGTCGGCGGGGCCCGACGCCCCCCACACGGTCGGGTCGTCCACGGCGATCACCGTGTTCAGCGCACCGCAGTACCAGTAGATCGGGGTGTCGGCCGAGTGGGCCGCCGCCGAGGTGCTGAGTTGGCCGCGAACCGCGGTCATCGCCAGGGTTTCGATTGCGGTCACCTTGATGATCTCGGACTCGCAGATCAGGTACACGAACGGGCTGGTGGCCGACTCCAGGGCCAGCACCGCGGTGATCCACGCGGCCGCTGCCGTCTCACCTGTCTTCAGGGAGAGAGTGGTGGCCGAGTCGGACCAGTTGCCCGCGGCGACCAGAGCGGTGCCGATCGCGCCCTTGTCGATCGCGTCGGCCACTGCGGCCACCGTGGCGGTCGTGGTCACGTCAGGGGCGGTGACCCGCAGGTGCACCACACCGTCGTCGATCACCGTGCCGTCCTTGTACGTGGAGGTCGCCCCTGCCGAAGAGGCGGCGGCGACGGTCGGAACGCCGATCCACTTGGCGGTGGCGCCTGTGGTGGTGTTCGGCACGGCAGGGGTGGAGGTGGCCGTGTTCACCTTGGTGATGAACAGGGCCGCCTGCTCATCGAGTGTGTCGTAGGAGGCGTTCGTGCCAATGGCGATTGGCTTGTAACGCCCGACGTACGTACCCATGGGCTGGAACTCCTTCTCTCGGGGAAACGCGCGTATCCCTCAACAAGTAGCGCGTGACGTCAAGACGCGCGGGGCAATCCTACGACCAGAGCGTGATCGTGCGCCGAATCGACGGTTCCTGCCGACCACGACGGCCGATTCTGATGGCCGACGAACCTCGGGCCTGCGTTTCGTCGGGTTCGAGGCCCAACACGTCCGCCCAGGTCGGCGGCTGCGGCAGATCATCCGACCAGACGATCGGGTAGGCGCCGATCTCCTGCACCCCCTGCCAGCCGCCCAGCACAGCGAGCATCATGTCATCATGGTTCTGCTCGGAGGCGGCGTAGCCGCCACGGCCGTCAGCGACGAACGTGGCCGCCTCCGTCTGCCAGCGCGGATCATGCACCTGCACCTCACCGTCACGCAGAGCACGCAGAAAGTCATGGACCATCTTCGGCTTCGACGACTTGGATGTGACCCACCCGTACCTGGGGGTACGGTCCCCCATGGTGCGCTCACCCAGGTTGGCCATGCGGTACAGGCGTGTGTAGCGGAACCGTTTCTGCAGGCCGACGATGGGGACGATGCCATGGTTGTTCCGCTCGACCATGATGAGCGCCTCATGGTACCAGTGGCCCAGCCAGGCCAGCACCTCGTCCAGGTCTTCGATCGGCCAGTGGGTGCGGCAGGTGGCCACCACCTGTTTCTCGTTCGCATCCCACACTGAGATCGCCGTCCAGTCCCCCTTCTCCAACCCTTCGGCAGTGTCGCAGAACAGCACGTAGTTCGGCCGCTGCAGCGTCTTCCCCCGCTCGTCTCGGAGCACAGTCGGCTTCTCCCACACCCACAACTCCAGGTCATCCTCCTGCCGTGGCAGCAGCGGCTGATCCACGTCGAAGCCCGCACCTGTCCAGCGGAGCCGCCAGTCGGGCATGGTGAACTCCTGCTCGGCCAGCAGATCGGGGCCGTAGGCGACACGGCCCGAACGGGCGAACGCCTCGGCAGGATCAGACGGGTACTCCTGGTAGAACAGCCACAGTTGCCCGCGGTACTTGCGTTTCGTCCGATCGTACCAGTCCTGGTCGCGCCCCTCCACTTCGGACCAGGGGCAGAACAGCGACTCCCAGGCGGAGTCGGGTGTGTGCGCGTCCAGCCAGTGATCGTGGAAGAAGCCGCCCATCCCGTTCGCCGACGAGAACACGACGAACGGCCCGTAGCACAGCGGCTCCAGGGACGCGTACAGGTCCGCAGGATTGTCCATGTGTGCGGCCTCATCGAACAGCACCCCGTACACCGAGTCGGAACGGCCCGACGACGCCGAAGCGGGAATCGAGTCGATACGTGACTCGTTGTTCCAGGCGAGCCGTTCCGCCGAATCGGTGATGCAGGCGGGCACCCTGGCCTTGAACCATTCGGGCAGGCGGCGCCAGCCGTACTGGGCGCGGGCCAGGTTCTTCTTCGCCGCATCCTCCCCACGGGAGGCCACCAGCCACGGCGAATCATGATGGAACAGGCACCACCACACAGCGAACGCCATGGCAATCGTCGTGAACCCGATCTGCCGTGCCTTCAGCACAATCAGCATCAGCGGATGGGCACGTTCACCCATCAGCAACTCGGCCACCTGCCGCTGGAAGCGACGGGCCTGCGGATGCTGCGGCCCCTTGCGTGGAATCTGCACCACCCACAGGTTCTCGAAGAAGTACAGGAACCCGTCCGCTGTCTGCTCGGAGCAGCGGCGGAACAGCAACTCGCGTGCCGCCTCCTGACGGCTGACCTCAGCCACCCGCCGCGATCCGCTCCAAGTCCTCCACCGTCATGTCCGCCAGCCCCTGCCCTGTCTGATCCTGAGCACGGCCCAACCACTCCAGCAGGGTGCGTGCCGCGGCGACCTGCCGCGGGTTCTCAGGGTCGGTGGCGGTCTGGTAGAGCCGCTCGAACAGATCAGGCAGACGGTCCACTCGGAAGGACTGGCCGAGCTTCTCGGAGACGGCCTTGCCGAACTCGGGGTCGCGTTCGTAGGCGAACAGGGTCTGCACTGTGACGCCCATGGCGGCGGCCATCTCGGTCTTCGTGCGTGGCTGCCGTTCGTCCTTGGGCTGGCACACCCAGGCCAGGTAGACGGCCATCCGCTGCCGCTTCGCCTCCGAGTCCGCCCTGCGTGTGTCAGGGGACGGGATCAGGTACAGGTTCGGACCCACCCGCATCGTCTTCTGCTCGGCCATCAGCACACCACCTGCGATACCTGCGGCGGCGACGACGAGGTGCTGTTGTACGTCCAGGTGTAGTACGGGTACCACGGGTAGTACGGGTAGGACGGATACCACGGGTCAGGTCTGGACCCTCGGCCACAGCACGGGCAGTGCCCGCACCGTGGGCACGGCCCACACTCGTGCCTGTGACAGAACGGGGACGGCTGCCCTGTGCAGTTCAGCGTTTCCTCAGCCATTCAGATCACCCATCTCCAACCGTCAATCGCCGCATCGTCTGTGATCTCGGGGTCTTCGAGCCCCGCGTCGGGGCTCTCGAACGTGAAGTCCAGTTCAGGTGTCGGCCCCAACAGGCCATCCTCACAACACCGCTTCGATCTTCCCTTCGGGCGTACTCTCATCCTCGGCCCCCACGGTAGGCACCAGACGCAGACCCGCCTCAGCGGCGGGCAACTCTTCCGCCAACGTCACATACAGGATCGGATCACCCGCACCCGTACGGCCCACCTCCGTCCCCACCAGCCGCTCACGGGCAGGATCAAACTGCAGAAAGCACTGCTGCTCCGAATCAGGAGCCGACGTCACAGGCTCCAGACGGAGCCTGACCACCGTGAACCGCATCTGCCGCATCCCCTCACCTCCACGTGAAGAAAGACCCTTCACCTAGTAGCTCCACAGGTAAAGACAGGGGCCCCCGCGGGAGGTGACGCGCAGGGGCCCCCAACGGGGCGGGCGGCGGGAACCGCACCCCTCAACAAGCAGTGCCACACGTCAAGAAACGACGAAAGGAACACACCCACAACCTTTCACAAACGCACAAGCAAGGTAAGGCTGAGAAACACTCTCAGCCATCTTGACGCCCAGCATTACATGATGAGGATGACAAACAACTGGCGCGACGAGCCCCCCACCCCCAAACAGCTACGCGCCCTCAAAGCCGCAGCCTACCGACAAGGCTGCTCATTCGAGCAGCCCACCAACAAGGGCCACGCCCACGACCAGTTGAAAGCCCTCAACACCATCAACATCAACCGCATGGGCCGCCAGGCCCTCAACCGCGCCCTCCAAGGCGCCCACCAACACAACACCCACTAGGGCACCACTGGGGCACACGGCGGAGGACGCCCCCCCCTGGACCAAAGCCCCGCACCCACGCTTCGGCGAGGGTGGCGAAACCCCCCCTAATAGGGTGGACTACGCCCTCAAACACCCCCACAGGGGTGCTACCCCTGAACCACAGGTGAAAGACGACGAAAAACGGCCCCCAAGGGCACGCAGTGCCCCCAGGGGCCGTTCATTCACTTGAATGTTCAGGAAACACAAATACAAGCACCCCCCGAACACCGTGATGTTTCGGGGGAGGGGGGTACCCCCCCTGCAGGGCCCCACGGGGCCTAGAGTGTTGACAGGCCCCCTCTAACCTTGGGGGCTTATGCTCACTGTGAGCATTACGCTCGGACGTTTGGGCGGTTGT